GCTATGGCTGCGTTGGATAAGTTTGGCCCTAAGAACCTCCCGACTAAGATCGTTCAAGACGCTCGCGGGATCAACAGCGGTAATCCGTTCAACCGGTCAAAGTATCTCATGGCCGTATATAAGAACAATGCAGCGGTGGCTGGCAGTAGTAGGCCAGAGGATATGCCTTATAAGGTGTTTTGGATACTGGTGGGTAGTTCCAAGGGCTCTAATCCCAGAGCACTGACAATGATCCAAGAGAGTGGTCGAGAATGGATGACCCTCATTTGGCGTATGGGCAAGGAAAGCGGACAGAGCTACGGCACTTCCCTTGCTGCTGATGCATTGACTGAGGGGCTCCAAGTCAACAAGCTAGGCCAGAAGACTATGGAAGCGGCTCACATGGCAGTCGATCCGCCTACGGTCCAGCCAAAAGAGCTTAGGCGTCTTCTGAACCTTAGAGCTGGAGGACGGACGTATGTGCCCAAGGGTATGGGTTCTGATGCGGTAAGGCCTGTTTTCAACAACCTCAATTGGCCTATCGGTGACGCAGAAATGCAGCGTATCCACGATTCCCTTGACGATAAGTTCTTTATTCGGTTCTTCGAGATGCTAACATCCAGAGACATGCCGGCCAATATCACTGCATTCCAGATACAGCAGATGGTCAGTGAAAAAGCAATCCTCATGGGTGCGATTGTTGGATCTTTCGAGCAAGAATATTTGAAAAATGCGATAGACATCCAGTTCGCCCATGAGGAAAAGGCCGGACGTTTGCCAGACCCACCAGACATTTTATTTGAGGCCCAGGAATTACAAGGCAAACAAACCGATACTGCTGAACTCGATATCTCATATGAGGGTCCCCTGGCCAAGATGCAAACGACGCTATTGGAATCCGAGCCTATCCTTGACGGACTGGGTTTGATGGAAGCAATTGGTAACATATGGCCTAATTCACTAATAAAAATCAATGAAATGAAGCTGATCGAGGACGCAGGGGTAAGCGTGGGCATGGATCAAGGCTTATTCAAGACAGATCAAGAGGTCAATGAGATTATAGAGGTAACAAACGCACAGGCTGCTCAGGAACAGGCTCTGGCTAACGCTGAGGCTGCAAATAAACAGATACCGGCCCTAACGGCTCCGGTAGACGATAGCTCTATATTAGCACAGGCAGGATAAACGAAAGGAATCAAATGGACAAGCCAGTACAAGAACCAAAACAGGCCCGCGTTATCAAGAGTACTCGCGGGGATCAGAGCAAGAAGAACATACCAAGTGCCCGTAAAGATCCTCCCGGCGTCAAGCGTAACTTGGACGGTACGTTGTATCGCAACGATGACTATATGAGAGAGGACCTTCAGACGGCTTCGACCAAGATGGTGCCGGACGAAGCTCTGACCGACAACGAAATAGTTGCCCTGGAACGTGAAATCCGTCGTTACATGGACATTAGAGGCGGGTACAAGGCCAATATCCCAGAAGAATCAAAGAATAGGTGTAGAGCTCTGCTCAAAAAGATCGGCAGAGACGCCAAGAAACCGCAGTGGGATCGGTCTATTCAAGTTCCTGGTATGGAAAGGTACTAATGGCCACCCAGAAGGACTATTTTGATTCCCTGTACGCAACTGACGCAGGACGGGCTATGTTTGCAGACCTTCGCCGTGAGGTCTCTGAGATGGATGTAGAGACCCCAGACGGGGCTGTAGCCAAACTGGCCTGTTATGAGTTGTTGAACATCATGCGCGAGCGTGCAGGGGTGCTGGACGGTCCTGAACTGATCCTGGCCGAATCATCGGTAGCGGTACAGAAAGAACCTGAAGAAGAACGAACAGATTTATTGGAGATATAAAGATGCCAACGTTTGAAGATTATTGCAACGAATTGCGAGGACAAATAGAAATTCTCAAGAAAGATGTCAAGGATATTCTAGGTACCACTAAAGACATGGATAGGGAAGTTGGCGCAAACACAATGCTCTCTTATCGCCACCTTGAGGATGCCAGAATGAGACTTGGCAAAGCCATTCAGGCGTTCAGTGATGGTGTTTCGATTTACGACAAGAAAGATGGTGACTAATTATGACAGAAGAAGGCGCACAAGACACGGGAACAGCATTGATCGATGCTGATGGCAATTTCACGGATGCATTCCGTACGAACCTGCCCACGTACCTAGGAGATGGCCACAAGGACTACCAGGGCCTTAACGATGTAAAGAGCTTGGCAAGTCTGGCCAAGTTTGCAGCGGACAACCAGGTAGCTGCTCGGGCAAAGCTCGATGGACACGTCAAAATCCCCAGTGAGGATGCAACGGATGAAGAGCGGGCAAAGTTCCGTACAAAGAGCCTGACAGCCTTGAATATGCTGCCCCCCGAATCTGCTGAGGGTTATGAATTCCCCAAGCCCACTGAAGAAATAGAGGGCCTGGGAGAGGATGCGGAGTATAATGCCAAGATTAAACAGGCATTCCATGCCGCCGGAGTACCCGCTGCCATGGCCACCAAGATCATTGAAGGCATGAACGCGGTTCAGATTGAGACGGCCAAAGCCAATCAGGCCCAGGCCCAGCTTGTTCATGATCAGGAGATGAACAAGCTCAAGGCTGAATGTCCTGGCGAAGATCTAGCCGTATGTGGGAGAGAAGCCTATAACGCACTTATGAAGATGAAATCAATTAGTGCAGAACTCAAGGAAGAGATAAAGAAATCCGGACTATACGATAAGCCAACTGACTTCAAACTGTGGAAATCTATCGGTATTAGTCCAGGTCAACTCAGTATGTGGCGTGAGATTGGCCAATTAACAGCTGGATCACGGTATACGCAAGGTGATGGCTCTGGCGGAGGTAATGAGAGCCCCAGAGCAAAAGCCCAGCGAGAGTATCCGAATTCACCTGACCTTTGGCCGAAGGAATAATATTATGGCATGTGGAATAGAACAAGATAGAGACTGGGAAGCCGAGAATGACGCACGTATATTGGCCGATGCAAAGGTTATACAGGCCGATCAAAAGCGTCTCGACAAAGCCGCAAAGGCTTCATTACGGATGGCAAAGGAAAAGTCAGATGAGGCTGAGGCAATGAAACGGGTTGGGCGGCAGAAAAACAATTCGCCGCAACTTACTAAGGGTATACTATGATCCAGGAAAACAAACCAGAACAGCCTGATGAAGAGCCGGACCCGAACAAGACGTTTTACTCTGACGATCTACTGAAAGCTTTCTATCTAATACTTAAGCAGATCCCTGGTGGCATTATCATGAACAGGCCGACGCTTGACCAGGTTCCCAAGGATTATTTGGAAAAGCTGATATGCGGCTATGACGAACAGATGAAGGGATTGCGTATTCAGGTAAAGCCAAAGCGTATACGCAAAATTATAAAGCCCGGTAATAGGATACTGAGGGCATAAAGACAAGTGAATATATTTCAGCTTACCCAGAAATGGGCCTGATGCTTTGAGTCAAAGTTACTCCGGACAGGTATCCGTAAAAGCTCAGGGGGCTTGGCGTTGCCAAACTACTCCCGAAAATGACAACAACTATTTTTTGGAGTATTAACTATGGCAACTTTAGCAAGCGGTTCGCGTTTGAGTATCGCCGAACTAATCCGCAGGGAGACTCCTGACGGTCGACTGGCTGATATTGTTGACGTTTTATCTCAGACGAACGCGATCATCCAGGACGGAACGGCCATTGAGTGTAACAACGGCACTTATCATGAGGACACTAGGGCGGCGACTGAACCAGCCGGTTCTGAGCGTGCGTATGATCAAGGTGTTGCGAGTGAGGCCGGTGTAACTGAAAAGGTCACCGAACCCACTTCAATGATTGATGGCTTATCTGAGGTGGACGTGGCCAAGATCCAGCATACCCCAGATCCTCTCGGCGCTCGGTCGCAAGAGGATGGCTTCTTCATGCGTGGTATGGGTAAAACCTTTGCCAGCCGTCTATTTGATGGTAACCGGTCAACCAATCCCCTTCAGATCAATGGTATCAACAACCGTTCGGACTATAACCAGTTGTCCAGTGATTATACATATGACAACGGCGAAGGTTCCACAGCGGACGATACCAATTTCACATCGATCTATCTGATCCAGTGGGGACCCAAGCAGGTCAATATCATCTACCCGCGTAACGACGTACTTGCTGCTCG